CTAATCCTCCAGCTGCAGGTACACCAGCGGCTCCAGTAACTACTGCTGCAGGTACACCAAGTGTTCCATAGTGAACCACACCCTCAGTGAATTTACCCCACCAAGTTTTAACGATTGGATCTTCTACATTCTTGAGAGGATCCCAATCAGGTGTATAACCTTTAGATGGATCAATATCTTGTCCACGAGCTGCATCATATAAACGTTCAGGTAAAGTTAAGATTGAATCAATAGCACCAATAGTACCTTTTTGAATGGCTGCACCGTATTCTTCACCTGCATCTGCGAGGTTGTAATCCTTTGGATCTTTCTCTAGACGTGTTTTGTAAAACTCCTTTCTTTCTTCTTTAGTGCCAAACTTGTTTAGAGTTTCATCTATGTCAGCAACCATATCACCAGCTTCAGTAATCATGTCCTGTAAGCTGGCTTGTTGCTCTACCTGTTCTGCACTTTCTTCAGCTGCTACTTGTTGTTCTATATAGTTGGCACGCTCCATTGCGCCCAAGTTTGGACCCGTAGGTTCCGTGTTTGTAGGCATAATTCTATTTGGTTAGTATTCAATACCTGGAGTGAGAAACTCTGGATTACTCCAATCCATTTGGTAGCCATCCTTATCTTCACCTTTTAGGCGTTGCACCTCGACATAACATCTAGCTAACCCAGTTTGGGTTGGTTGACATCGTAATGTCCTTACTAGATTGGCTGGTGCTTTATCTATATCTTTTTCTATTTGTGGCTCCTCTACTGGCTTAAGACCAGCTGCTATCATCTGATTATTCATGAACTTTAATCCGTTTAAGTTAGGAAAATGTTGAGCTAGCATGTTGAATATTTCAGGTACTGGATCACCTGGCAAAGCTGTGTCCCTATACTTCTCAGCTTGATCTAAATATTCTTTATCTACTACTACTAACTTATCGGATTGAGATGGGTTATAAGCTAAAGCATTCATAGCTTTTGCTAAGTCTTTTCTAAACTCTCTTGTAGTTCCTTTATCAAAGGTACTTTTGATGGCTCGTTTAGCTTCTTCTAAATATAGATTCTTACCATCAGTATTCATCTTAGCTCTAACATGATCTTTAATCTGTTTGTAAGCTTGTTCAGGTGTGTACTGAGTAAGGAGATCTCGTGTCATGCTTGCTATATCTGCCTCCATAATATCTTTCATCTCAAGCTCTAAATCACCACCTTTGTTAAACCAGTTCAATCCTTGTGCTTCAGTAATAGATGTATCAATAAAGTTTTCTATCTTGTCAGCATAAGCATCATCAAACTTTCTAAGGTCTTCTCCTTTCTTGACTTGATCTAAGAACTCAGTTCGTATGGTATCTGAATATGGAATTAGATCTTCTTTAGTTAAATAACCTCTAAGAAATTCAGTTTTGTTTAAAGCAATTCTAGCTAGGTCATCATTTCTATCTTGTCTGGTTTCATAGTCCTTTAAGAAATCTGCGTTCCGACCAGTAGCCTTTAAGACTTGATCATTGAAGTCCTTTTTATCTGCTTCAGTAATTTCATTTTCTGCTGCAAAGTCTTCCCATTCGTTTTCAAAGGAATCATAAACTTGATCTCGTTGTTTATTTTTTCGATCCTCGATCTTTGTCCATGCATCCTCATTCATGTCATATAGACTACCAATCCATTGCGAATCAAACTCACTATATTTCTTCTTCATATGAGGGGCTACTTCGTCGGCTATTCTATCGACAAGATCTTCAAAATCTCCAAAAGAAAAATCTTCATCATCAGCTAATGCCTGTAATGTTTTATCTGCTATTTTTCTAGCATCACCATAGTTCCTATCTTTACCTTTATCGTCATAGGTAGCAGCTAAAGCATTTAAATAATCAACATACTTACCACCGTTTTTAAAAGCTACTGTAGCCTTATCCGTATCAACGAATCCTTGTTTAATCCTATCGTCTGTTTCCTTAGCTTTAATTAATGCACCTTCTGCTTTCTTGATATTCTCCCAAGCGTTATCATCAACAATAATAGGATTAATTTCATTAAGACCACTAAATAAATAGTAATCTTCTCTTAAGTCAGCTAAGGCTGCTTTTAACTCAGCAGCTGATTCAATCTCATTAAGTTTAAATTTCCTACCACCTTCGCTTGTTAAATCAATTTCTAATGTTTCATTATTATTTAATTGATTTTCTAGCCAACTACCATACATCTCACCTGATAATTTAGCAGATTCTTTAGCAGCTCCAAATTGCTCCCAGGGAGACATTTTTCTTATCTCGTCAATGACGTTATAACGAACACCTTGCTTTCTTAGCTTTACAGCCTCTGCATTTATCTCACTATGTGCTTTACTAAACTTCTCTTCATTTGTTCTTAGTTCCTTGTATTGCTCTGGAGTGAATTCCTGAAGCTCATGTATCTTCATTTTACCTCGGACTTCAGCTCTTTTCTGTCCTCTTTTACCTTCGTCGAAAGCAATTTTAGAGGCTGTTTTAGATAGATCTACCCAAGGCTGTACAACGTTAGAAAGGTTAGAATCAATGGCGTTTAATTCTTGCTTCTGTCTGTTGTTTATGTTTTGAATGTAGGTGTTATAAAATGATGTATCTCTCATTTCGATGGTCCTGTTGGTTTTTGTTCTTGCAACACTTTGAATGGTGGTTTACTTGCTTCATATGCATCCCATGTTTTACCTGCAGCTCCTAAGAACGTAGGTAATAGACTTGGAGCACGTTTGGGTATTGGATCAGATTCAAGTATTAGTGGACTGCCTGTTCTTATGTTGGCATTATACTGAGATGATAAAGCTTCTTTCTTAAGTTCAGTCTGTTCAAGCCCACGTGAAAACGCTGCAGCTGCATTAGACATAGCCTTACCTTCAATCTGCCAAGATTTATTTCTAAGTCTAGATGCAGTATTTCCAAAACTTTCCATGCCTCCAGCATTGCTCATTATTTTCATTAATGAGTTGACGTTTCGTTGAGATAGTTCAGATGCTAATTGATAAGCTTGTAAATCCTGTCCACCAATTGCAGCCATTACACTGGCTTTATTAGCATCCTGAATTTTAGATTGATTAGCTTTATCTTCATTATGCTTTGCAATCTTAATTGTATTTCTATTATTTGTAGCTATTTGATTAGCTCGGTTTTCAGCAGCAACAGCTTTACGCTGTTCCATCGCTCCATAAATGGAACCAACTCCGCTAATTACTGCTCCTGCTATTGGAGAACACACGGCAAAATTCTATAAAGGACAAATTGTTTGGTCCGTAAGTGACCTCACGGAGAAATTTAAAACCTAAGAATTTCAAAAGTTTTAAATGTACTGTGTTTCTTTTATCAACAATGTTCCAAAGTAATGGCTCATCTCTTGATTCAATGAAACGTTTTGCTTCTCTAGCAAATGTTATTGGGTAGTCGTGGATAGCTGATGTGGTTAACATCCACACAAGCCCACCATCTTGAATACCTACCAATCCAGCAGTCCTGCCGTTTGGCACGGTAAATGACTTACAGAAGCCTGTCAGTGACATGAAAGGTATCGACAACATAGGATCTAGCCCATGACCTTCTACGACTTCTCTGCGATCATCTGGACGCAAGTTAGAGGCTACTTCTAATGCAGCCTCTGGTGTTACGTCATGGATATATTTAGACTTTTCTATAGTATCTTTGATTGTAATCTCCCTCCCAAAAGGATGAATATAATGTGCAAGGTGATGGATGATTAGACTCTAAAGACAATTTAAAATCTCCATTCCTTGCATAAACTGGAATAGTTGTTTTTGTACTATCTAAGAAGTAGTAGCGATTCTCTTCAAAACCATAATTCAAACTTGCTTCATGGTCTTGTATCCAATCATTACGTCTCTTTCTTTTTAGCCTTGTTTGGTGATAACCAGTTGGACCTAAGTTTAAATCTACTCTATGTATAATTGTTGATGCTCTTGTATCAGCTCTCACTGAATCACCTTCTGATTGCTTAAGATAAGGTATTGGAAACTCAACCTTCATATCATAGGTATAACCTGCATATACAGTAGATGTAGACCAATCTCCTTTAACTGTAAAATCACTACCTTCACTTAATATTGGATAATCAGCTTGTCCTTTCATTGGACCTGCTGTAGCAAAGATAGTAAACTTCTTATTACCTGCTACAACAAAGTTATCAGGTTGACTAAAGGTTGTTAGCTTAGTAGATGAACTATAAGTCTGTCCTGTTAGTGGTAATAAGTTATCCATATGAAGAGGATAATCAACTAATTGAGAATCTAACTTTGGTTGATTCTTTAGATCAATCTTTTGTAGTTGTATATCTTGGTTATCAACTCTAATAACTGCATAATAGATTCCATCAACAAGAGCATGGAAGATTGTATTACCATGCATATTCCATCTAAACCAAGAAGCTAGTAGTCTCTTCTCTCCAGTATTAAACCATTTATAACCATAGATATCTTCATTAGTATCACTAGTAGCAAATAGAACTAGTCCATCTTCTTTTGACTCAGCTACTGAATTAATAGTAGTAGGTAGTAAAGAGGATACAAGTTTACTTTGTTCTATAACTTCTGTTTGTGATGGGTTTGAGATGTTTGTCATCTCCATAAACTTAGTATGACTTCCTACGTTATTAACAAAACCTATTGTCGTACCTAATGAAAATGGTTCAACTAGAGGATTATAATTAAATGTAGAGATACTTTGAATCTTAGCTGTTTCAGGTGATAAGACATCATTATCTGTAGTCAGTAAGAATTGCTTCTCTTTACTAAATAGAAGTAATCCTTTTTGTGTAGATATACTATGTACTAAAGTAGATGGTTTTGTATCTCCCACTGATAGATCGATGCTATCTGTAGGACTGATAGTCATTGCACTCTTAGCCCAGAAATTAAAATGATCTCCAGGTTGAGAAAGAATAATACTATCGTTAGCTAATAAGGCTAATCTATTCCTATAGAAGGCTAAGTTCTGTATTGGATGACCAGCTATATTGTCATAAATTTCCTCTTCATAAAAGTCTGATAATAAAGCATTACGTTTTGAATGACTTTCATTAAATATAAAACTTGGTTTAGGATTAGTAATTTCATCACCAACAATCTTACCTTGCCAATCAATTGGTGTTAATTCAAAACGAGTAGGTGTAGATCCCCTAGCATTTATCTTAACTAATTGATGAGGCATTGTATCAACCGCAAATTCTGTACGACTTAACGGCTTTACACATTCTTCCCAAACCCCTGGACCATCTTCAGGTGCAGAGTTTGATTTAAACTGTAGGTAATAATCATCTTTATCAGATGTACTATTCACCACCTTCACTACATATCCATGTCTACAATGGGTAGGTAGATCACCTACATCATTAACTTCATCAGTAAGTACATTAATTAATTTAGAATCTGATGCTGTTACAGTCCAATCTATTTCGGTTGGATATTCAGTATCTGATATCCCATTTATTTTATCACTGGTATACATCCTAAAATAAATACCATTACCTATTCTTCTAGCAGCCCATGGCCAACCTTCACCTGTTCTAGGATTTTGACTGGTGTAATCATATCCTGACTTCATATCTTTAGGATTCATTTTCCTATCGAATTCAGCCATGATGGATTCTAAAATCCCATCAGCAGTAACTACTTCATCAGCTGAACTAGAAGTAGGTGCAGGTCTTATTGCACCAAGACTCGCTTCATAACCTATCACTTCATGATCAGTTACTTCTATTCTATAGTTGGTACCTTCCATAACAACAAAGAATACGTCACCAGTCTTCCAACCTTCTCCACCATGTATAAGTTTAATATCTATATTATAGTCGCATTCATATTTATCATCTACTGCTTTAGGAGTACCAGTATTTTTTAATTCAAATCTTAGGTTAACTTTATCTTTTCTGTCTGTATAGTCACCATTATTATCCTTCTCAGAATACATCATAGGATGAGGATTATATTCCGCAGCATCAGAAAAGTCAGGTAGTTCTGTAGCTTTTATATTAAAAACTCCATCCACATCCACAGCTTTCTTTAGTGGTCCGTATTTTCTTCTATCTGACTCCTTCTTGTTTAAATAAGACTTACCTGTTGGGTTGATAGTAAATATCTCTCTAGCAGTATATCTACACGTACCATCTTTACTTGAATTAGGTGGGGTAGAGTTATGCATAAAAGCACCGCCAGTACCAGCATTATCAACCGCCGCCGTGGTTTCGGTTTGTGCCTCTTCATGTGGACCTATAGTCCTGTCTCCAGTAGGAGAATATGATGTTGCATTAGCTGCTGTACCATACCAGTGAACGGATAATTTCTTAGCTCTAGATATACTTTTCTTTGAATCACCTTTCTGATGAAAGTTAAGACCATACTGTTTGTTATATGCTATTTGCTTTAACTCTATATATGCTTCCTTTGGTCGTTTGTTGCTACGATAATATATCTGGTTACGTCCAGACATACTCCTAGATTGAAATTCCCAACCTCCTTTTAAATAGGTTGAATCCAACATGGAATCATCAACATTAGTATTAAGTGTATAATCACTCATCTCAGTACGTCTCTCTCTATTCGTTATAAATGTATAATCATTTATATTTAATACCTGAATAGAGTCCTCTCCAGTATGTTCTAAGTAAGGTTTATATAGAGCTGCAGTAGCAGTTGCTGTAGTACCAGATGAAGGTGCAGCTATCGTTACTGTCGGAGTTAGATAGCCTTTACCTTTATTAGTTATATCAATACTAGTAACTTTTCCATCAACTACTGTTGCTGTTGCTGTTGCTTGTGTACCAGCATATTCCCAAGTTACAGCACCATCAGAGACACTTCCTGTTGTATGTGTAGGTGCAGTATTACCAGAAGTACCAGCATTAGTAGCAGTATATATTTTATCGGCATTAAATACCTGAGCATTTTCACTGTAAGAAACTCCAGTCGCCCATTGCACACCTATTGTAATAGTAGGTGCAGATGTATATCCTGATCCAGCGTTCGTTATGTTGATTTGCTGGATAGATCTCTTCATATATGTTGGAGACAAATAACAAGATATCCAGTTATAACCACCTGGCTTATATGGATCTTGTTTTACATAAGTTGGACCTATCTCATCTTTTGTAGGATCTTCAGGGTCAAAATTTATAGTCTTCTTTTCTTGTAGAACTTCATACTCATTACCTTGTAAATCCCAAATCTGTATTACACCTGATTTATCAATACGTCCTATGAACTTCTCTTCTTGATCAATAATAAAGTACTTCCCTGAAGTTAATTGATCTCCATGTATATCTAAAGTTGAAAGAAACTCAGACCCAGGTCTCTTCTCTAATCCTTTAGTTATATTAGGTAGAACGTTTAAAGCATCATTAACTTGTCCTGGTAGTTTTAATTCATCAGGTTGTTGTGAGATGCCTTGTATATAGTTTGGTATTGTCTGAGTTACTCCAGCCATTAGATTCTTGATAGTGCTTGATAAGGTTTATATGTTTTATATGAACTGTTATGACCCATACCTAAGTAGTTATGATCACCTTGATTACATTCATACTCCATACAAATTGACCTAGCTACTGCTTCTTGTTGAGCAAGAACTTGTGCTAAGTCTGGGTTAGTGATTAGTTGTGTTGCAGCTCTGGTACTTGCTTTAGCAATTATGTACCTTTTAAATATTGCTGGTATTGAATGACCTACCTCAGCTTTATTAGCAAGGTCAAGGTCAAATCCATATTGCCAAACTACATCTATCTCTATTGAGTTTTCAAATTTATCAGTGTGTTTAACTTTGTCATAAAGTCTACCATTTACAATAGTAACGTCTTTACTTCGTAGTGTTTGACCATCACTGATATCATAGTGTAGTGCGTTAGCTGGTATCTCTATAAAGTTATTATCATCTGGTGGTACTGGAAGATGATGTTCTGTATTAAATGACCATCCCTCAGATTGCACATCTAATGATGCATCTTGAAGTATGTTATAGATAAGATTAACTTCTGGGTTCTCTAGATCAATACCTTGTATAGGGGCTTGACCAATAGTCCCTAAGATTGTATTTATTGCGGATAGTTCTGTATCGATATACGAATAGTTAGGGTTTGCCATAAGTTATGTGAATAAAAAAAAGGGAGACCGAAGCCTCCCCATGTGAATAAAGAAATATTGTTTACTGATAACCAGCGTTGTTGGTTGCAGACTGAACAGTACCAAACTGAGCTGGCTTTGTAGCAGTACCTGCGAAAAGTTCAACAGCAGCAGCTGGATTCAAGTAGTCTGCACCCATTGCAAGGCGACCAAGAATAACATCACCTTGATAAATCACGGAGACGTCACCTGATGTGACTTGTACTTGTGGTCCGATAGCTTCTACTACACCTGCAGCTTCACGTTGGAAGATAAGTCCACAAGAGTTAGCGAAGTTAGATGCTTGACCATAATCGTTATGAATACCGTCAACAGAGTTACGTCCATCTTCGATATCTGGTGCAATGAAATCACCTGTATTACCAGGATCAGCTACGTTAGTATCAACAGTGTCGTCGTTACCTGATGAAGGTGTGTACTTCGTACCATACTTACTCAAGAACGGAATGTTCATTGACTTGTAGATCTTGATACCAGCGATCTCTACAATTCCATTACCCTTCTGACGGGATGTACCTTGTGAGTCTCTGTTAACTAGACCATTATCACCAACCTGTTGGATTAGTTCATAGTACTGGCGTGGGTTAAGTACACCTACACGTCCCTCAGAACTAACTCCTTTTTCGTCTAGTGCAGCAGCTGCATCATAGAATGCATTAACAAGTGCAGTTGCACTGTAAGCATCATTAGCATCAGCATTTGTACCAACACGAATCTGTGTTCCACCTGGCTCTTCGTAGTTAGACTTCATGACAGGAGACTTAGCTCTTGCTCCACGAGTGATAGCTCTGAAGATTAGACGGTCATATTTTTCAGCTAGTGCATAACCAATCTTCTTAGAGATCTCTCCTCTTAATTCATAGTGAGTAAGAGTCTCGTCTAATTCGTAAACGAAAGCTGAACTGATTAGTAGGTCGTCGCATGTAATTGTCTTCTCTGCAACTGGTGGTGCTCCATCGGAGTTACCTAGTATGCTGTTTCCTGGTGTGTGGAATTCAGCAGTTGTGCGACCTGTGTAGATGAACTGTAAAGAGCGGCCATTTTTAAGGGTACGCTTCATTACAAGATCCCTTGCTATAGCATTGTTCTGGAAGCCTTTAAACATCTCTCCAGAGAACAGCTTAAGTAGCAAAGCTCTTTGATCGGACGCACCATTGAGAGCACCTGGCCGCGTTAAATCGGCTAACGGCTCGTTACTATTTTGATGTGCCATTTATATGTATTTTAAAATGTATTGAATGTATAAATCATCATCGTGCACAATTTTAATTCGAAGTTTTGTGGTCTATCCCACCGTCTAGACGGCTGATGAGTATCCTCGTAAGGGTCAAAAGCCAAATTACAGAGAGGTCCGACACTGAGGTGCCTCTCTGCTATGAAAGTTCACATGAAGAACTTCTATATGTATGAAGAAGGCTAGAGCCAAAAAGACTACTAGCCATAGTTCATTAAATTTATTCACCTAACAATGCTTCCTCTAATGATCTAGGAAAGTCATCGTCTTCTTTTTTTTCTTCGGGGTGTTCATCTTTCATGTGCTGATCTAGTTGTAACCTAGTCAGCTTCGCAGGGTTGCCAGAAGTTTGGTGTGACATTAGAAACTATACTTAGCTCCTAACTTGGTACCATAGTTACGATCTTCATCGCCATTAGTGACGGTAGATATTTCACCATACACACCAAGACTTTGAGATACATTAAAAGTACCTCCAAGCTTTCCAGATAATTCAGTCTCTGTACCGTCGATACCATCAACGGCTACAAGAGCTGGACCACCTTGTATGTAGTAGTCAACATTACCTGCAGTACCTTCATATCCAACGTGAAGATCTACTGTTCTACCTTGGTATTCAGATCCTGTGTAACCATCATTAGATTCAGCGTTCAGATAAATACCAGCGGATGCAGGTGCAGACGCTAATGTGGTGGCTGCGAGAGCAAGTGCAATTGTTTTCATTAAATTAATTTTTGTAAGATTTGTAGTAGGCGATGCCACGATATTTAAGTTTCTCTGCTCTTTCTAAAACTTTTTGCTCTTTAACACGAGCTTGTAATTCTAGTTGAGTCATAGTAAAAACCTCAATACCTAAGCCCCGTTCCATGCTTAGGTTTCATGCGTCCCAAGGGGATGAACGGACGTGGCTTTATTTTTTAGGTGGTCTTCCTTTTTTAGTACCATAGGTACCTTTACCTTTAGGCATTTTTAATTAACTCCTTAGGGTTAGCAGCAAGATCAAGTGGGAAGTTATGTGCGTTTCTTTCATGCATTACTTCCATACCAAGGTCAGCTCTATTCAAGACATCAGCCCAGGTAGGTACTGTTCTTCCACTGGCATCGACGACTGACTGGTTAAAGTTAAAGCCGTTGAGATTAAAAGCCATAGTGGAGATTCCC